CGGGTCGCCTAACCCGGACAAACACATCAAGTTCTCCATGTCCTTGCCGCCCGATCTGTACGAGAGACTTACGGCGTACTGCAAGGATGAGGAGCGCGAGAAGTCGTTTGCCATCAGGAAAGCGTTAGACCCGTGGTTGAAGGAGAGGGGCTATTAAGGCCCCTTTCCCTTTTACAGCATCGGGATAACCCGATTCTCGAACTTCTTGTAGGCGTCAAGATACCATTCCTTCTTGTCGCCGTTGTAGGTCAGTTCGTAATACATGCCGTCGAAGAGCGTGCTGGACAGAAGATACTTCCAGTTCTGCAACGCTTTCGACTTCCAGACCGTGAAAACCTCGAATTTGGGTTCCGGGTAGCTCTTGTCAAGGTGTTCGCGAATGTACTGTTCTACGATCTGAATTGCCTTGTTATCCATTATCTTATCCTCCTTATCTGGTAATTATCGGGAATACCAGTATTTCCCGTACTTACTTATTGTGTCCGCCCAAAGTTAGGTATTGATAACTCTCGTTATATATCAATGCCTATCACTCGCCATTGACAATACCCACTTTAAGTGTGTATCATTATCCCGGAGGTGACACCAATGGGTATCAAAGGTGGTCGATCTCTCCGGGGCGTGGAGGAATCAGGTTATATCAAGTACAACATAACCCTTCCCCCGTCACTCGTTGAGCGCTTGGAGAAGTTCATGGAGGAAGAAGATCGCAACCGTTCATGGACGATTCAACAGGCGCTCAAAGAGTATTTGGAGAAGCGGGGCTATTAAGGCTCCGCTTTTACCATTCCTTCTCGGTAAGAGTCAGGATAAATTCTTCGCCTCTACTGCCACGTTTCGGGTAACTGTACGCGAATTTGCCGCATTTGGAACACTTATGCTCTACCTCCAAACTTCGCGGTTCCATTCCTGTTGACCCGTGCGTCCAGTGCCAGCGGGTAATCTGATAACTGTGTTTGCAGAACAGTTGTCTCAGCCACTTCATGTTACGCCCCTTCCGGGGCGATGCTACTGCAAGAAGCCATCCTCGTAAGGTTTTTGCATAGCATCACCCCCCTTCATAATGGTTATTGGTGGTTATTGATACTTACTTATTGTGTCCGTTTGCAAAAGACATAAATGTCCTTTACTAATCAGCAAATTCTACACGATGTAAATGATTATCTCCCGTCAAGAGCAGCATTTTATATCTATCTCCGTCTGGGTAAAATGTGATACCTTCGCACTCTCGATCTTTTATATCTGTGCCGAAATCTCCAATAATGTTTGTGATTACGCCATCGGGTGATATGACATATATATTTGTGTTATGCTGCGTGTAATCAGAAGAAATCATCCACATACGACCATTAAAGTATGTACTACCTTGAAGGGTCATGATGAACGGCAATTTCTTTTTATACAGCATTGTCGGTACAATGTTATCGTTCGCATCCGTTACGATTTCTTTCATATCAAAACAGCAGAATATAACATAATTTGTGCCGTTAGGATTACTGTCGTAGCTACTTTCTGTGTACCCGTAAGTATATATTAACTGATTAACGTTATCCACGACAAAATCCGTATAATATCCGGTTACGGTAGTGTCAACCTTATAGGTTTTAATAAGCGTAAGCGCAGACGTTGTAATGCGAAACGCAGACAGTTTTCCGTCTGTAAAAGTACTTACATAAAGTAGCGGGTAATCATCTGACGGGTCATAAAACTCATCGCTAAACATGATACTGTCCGCATGGCCAATAGCATCATTCTGCGGATTTCCGAGTACAGACCCATCCGTCATACTCTGTATCACAATTCTTTTTACACCGTTTAACGCGGTAAAAATAGCATTACCGTAATATGCAATGTCCTGTGGTATCTCTGATACTCCAGATGGTTGCACCGGGTCAAACTTAAATCGCTCGGCGGAATAAGATTGTTTTTTCGTGTTGAGATATGTGCCATCAAACGTCCTATCAAACACGGGAAAACGGTGCTCTAAATTTGATAGTCTCTGTGTTACGCCTTTTCCCACGACAGAAATAGATGCAACATTACCAACATATGATGAAATACCTAAATATCCATCATCTGGAGCAATTATGATAAAAACGTATGATTCATCATATGTACCGATTTCTTTTATGAATGTCGCATTAACGCTTGTATTCGGCACTATGCTACAATATGCCACACGATAATAATTTACGCTTGATGTAGCATTTGCACGCAATATAGTTACTTGATATGACGCTCCCTTTTTAACTGCAAAATAGTACGTTCTGTACGCTTTATTCCTTGCATAGCTTGTCCCGTTATTTTCGATATTGACATATGCCACATTAACATTTTCTGTGCTGTCAAAATCGTACAAATCAGAATGCACATAGCCATTAACAGATTTAGTGATAATGGCTGTAATGGTTGCACGCCAATGCGAATATGTAAGATAACCATCCGCCGTTGCACGATACGAAAAAACCAGATGTTGTGCATCAGCATAGACCTCTGTCAAATATTCACACGAAACACCGTTCGCCGGGAAATTATGCGAAAATGCAAACCTCACTACGTTTCCCGTTGTGTCAATGCTAACTGTATAGGTTGCCCCTTTTTCCACGGGGATAACGTATGTATCATAGTTGTTCCCACTCTCATAGGCTGTTCCATTGATAGGTACATTGATTCTCGCCACAAGTTGAGGTGTGATCGAATCAACGTATCCCACGGAATTAATCTGGCTCTTTAAGTCAGCAACGTCAGACACCACCTCGGTGTAATCCTCCGGGATGCTGTCGATCACGCGCTGTCCCTCGGCGTCAATGGCGGCAATCTGAGCAGCGCCCTCGGCCTGCACCTGGGCGAGCGTCTGCTCGGCGCTGGCGGCGCTCTGGGCGGCGTCCGCGGCACTCTGGGACGCTTGCCCGGCATAGGTCTGAGTGTCAGTCTCAGCCGCCTCGGCGGCGATCTGTGCGGCCTCCGCTGTGCTTTGCGCTGTCTCGGCAGCAACCTTGGCGATCCGGGCAGCGTCACGGGATGATGCGGCAGATGTGGCGGCAGTCTGGGCGTCTGTCTTTGCGGCCACAGCATCGTTTTTAGCACTCACCGCATCAGATGCCGCCGAACGGGCATTGCTCGCTGCACTTTGCGCGGCGATTTTAGCGCTGGATGCACTCGAAGCATTGACGCCTGCGTTATAGGCGCTTTGTTCAGCGGCTTGCGCGGATTCTTCCGCGTTCTCTGCGGCGCTCTGGGCGTTCTGGGCGGCAGTTTCTGCACGTTCAGTATAACCCTCGGCCTCACCAGCGGACGCTTCTGCGGCCTGCGCAGCGGCTTCTGCACGGTCTGCATGAACGCCAGCGTTGCGTTCAGCCTGTGCAGCACCATCAGCGGCAGACTGAGCACTTTCAGCGGATTCCTCTGCCTGTTCAGCGGCATCCTCCGCCCTGCCCACATTCTCGTTCAAGGCGACAATCGCCTGCGCTATGATGTCGGCATCCTCCGGGGATGGCTCCACATTCGCGGGACGGGCGCGGTTGATGATCGGGATGGTCACCTTATAAACCGTGGTGCCGTCAGTCGCTTCGTCGTGAACATAGATATAGGCGTAGATGGTAGCGCCGGACTGGAAGTAGGTATCAGGGATAGTTACGCCATCAGCTGTGCCGATCAGCGGCGTAGCGTCGGCGGTGGAACCCTCATTGGCAAAGTGTACCTCGTAGAAGTCCGGGAGGTTCTTCACCCCCCGGACCATGAGCACTTGACCCTGATCGTAGCGATAGCGCGGGCGGACTTTCGTTTCCCGCGTAGCGCCGAATACGGCGGTGATGATGTTGTCAGCCATAATGTTATCTCCTTATGCGTTTGCTTCGGCGATCTTGCGGGCAACGTATAGCCCGATGTCAGCACGCCATGTGATGCTGAGCGTTCCGACGTCTGCGCTGAATGTGTTCGCGCCCAGCAGCGTGCGCACATCGACGGGCGTCACCGTATAGGAATCGCCGTCGGCGGTAAGCGCCCCGGTCAGAACGTCCAGAGTGATGTCGTGCGCCGACCCTGCCGTATCCGTCCAGTCGATTTCGTAGGTCGTCGGCGTGTTGGGCACAAAGTCAGTGGCGACGCTGCCAACCTCCACCTGCGGGTAGAGGATTACGTCGAAGGTCTGGCCGCTGGTCACGCGGATGTTGATTTGGGCGGTGATGTCCTCGCTCGGGGTGTAGGTGAAGCCGTTGTAGCTGTCTCCCGACGCGATAACGCTGCCGCCCGGATTGCGAAGGTCAATCCGCAGCGTGTTGGCGTCGGTGATGCCGCTGGATTTCGTGCCGCTGATAGCATACGTCACGCCCGCCAGCAACGGCACGGTGCCGATGGTGCGATTGATTGCACCGGTGCCGCCATAGTCTCCCTCGATTGTCACCACACCGTCTCGCACTCTGATAATCATGCCATTGGTTCCCGCATAAGAATAGGCTCCGTTCTCGATCTCGGCGATGTTTTTGCCCCTGCGGGTGATCGTCGCCCCGGTCACGCCCGATTCGGACGCGATGCGCAGCTGCATTGCCTGCAAGGGCAGGTTGTCCGCGCCGTCCAAAATCGCCACGCTCGCGCCCTCGGCGGTATCAGTGGGGTACATGGCCATACGCTGTGCCTCAGAGGCGGCGAGGGCGGATTGCAGGGCGGTGATGTCCGTACCCGCATTGTCAAGCGCCGTCTTGTCCGCCGCGGACATAAGCCCCGGCTGGCTTGTGGTCGCCGTCCTGACCGTCTTCTTGGTCGGCGTGATGACGCCCTGCGCGTCCTGGCTGATGCTGTCGATAAACTCTATCGCTGTGCCGCTGGCGGATGGGCTGGCCACGGTGGTCTGCAGGGCCTTCGCGCCGATGTTCTCCGGGGTGATGTTCACGTCGCCGGTGCGATAGCTGCTCTCTGCGTTGCCCTTGACGCCGGTCACGTCGCCGCCGGTCTCGATGCCCCTGATAGCCTCCGCCATTTCGGATGGCTTATAGGTAGCGGACGATTCGGTTTTTTCCCGAATGGCGTCGGCAATGTCTTCATAGTTGGATTCGTCCGTCAGTACATAGGCCATGACGTTATCCTCCTTGCAATCTGGTATAAGCTACGTCAAGCGTTTTTGTCTGTCCGCTTGCGGATGATATTGTGCTCTGCAATCCGGAGGCGCTATTGTTGCGGACATACGTTACAGTTTTATCGCCGTCCCAAACGGTCAGCACCTGCGGGAAATACACATAAACCCGTTCATACTCCGGGGCGGCAATGAGCCTTTCATGCAGCGTTTCGCCGTTTGCCCGACAGCGCGCGTCGATATACGAAACGTCAACGGGCTGCATATCGGTGGCGATTACAAGCCGCGCCCGCGCCAGCCTGCCGAAGGTAAAAGCGCAGGACTTCACCACGCCCTTTCGGACGGTGTTGGCATCCAGATAAAACCACACCCTGTAGCCCGGCCAGATGTACTCGTCCGCGCTGGCGTCCGGCTTGATTTGCAGGACATCGGTTTCCACCTCATAACTCCGAAAGTACGTCGCGGGAATGCCTGTGCTGTAGTCGCCGTTCATCAGCATATTGCCGCTGATTTCAACCGCGCCGATGACGTCACCCGTCCCGTCGTTGTATTCATGGTAGTCTTTTAAAAAATAGTACCTGATCTCATCCTGAGACAAACCTGTTTCCGAATCCACCCAGCCCTCCTGCTGGACAACGCTGTCCCAATTCTCGCCTGTGCGCTCGGTGGTTCGGAAGTTGATGTAGCGGGTTATGGTGCATCCCGTATGACGTTCGGTACGCTTTACAATCTGCGCCTTGAACGTATTGTCAAGGGAGATCGCCTTTTCGACTATGCCAAAGACATTGTATGTCCTGTCCGGCGACATGAAGATATACAGGCCGTCGGCGGATTCAAGTCCCCATTGTTTCACGCCCAGCATTTTCGCCTGACATAGCTGCTGCAGCCGCTGCCGCGCCGTCTGCTCCGGGCAGTAGCCGGTAACGGTTCCGACGTTTAGACCGTTTGCCTGTACGATGGGCGGCGGGTCTTCGTCAACCATCCATTGCGGCTGATTATCCAACAGCGGCGCATCGGTAAACAGTCGCCGCAGAAACGTTGTAAAGTCCACCGCCGAGAAATACTCCGGGCCGAGCGTGCGCTTGTCCAGCCACGCAAGCAGCGATTGGGCGCGGATTCGCACCACGCCCGGCTCAGAGTATTCGGCCTCAGCAACCTCGTACCAGCCCGCCAGAAGCGTGTTCGTGGCGTTGGTATATCCCAAATCCTCGTGCAGGTCGATCTTCTTGCCCGCAAAATCCTCCGGCGCTGTCGATGTAACGACGTTGACCTCGAACTCGCACACGGGCAGGGTCGCCAGCGTCGGGTCATATTCCGGCGTGAAGGACACAGACTTGATGTTGCTGTAGGTGGTGCCGTCACACACGATATAGACTGACATAGGCCCCTCCTCAGTATTGTTTCACGTCGGCGTCGTCATAGTGTACGGTCAGCGCCCACGCGCCGTTCGTCCATACCCAGGTATCACCCTCGCCGGGGCTGGCGGGCTCGGGCATTATAGAACGTCCACGCGCGAGAAGCTGGGCGGCGCTGTAGGTGTATGTGGGGTGGTTTGCAATCACGTTGAACTGCAGGCCGCGCCAATACTGCTGACCGTTTGCGAGGCACACAAACACGTCAGACACGCCCTCCACGCGGCCCGACACGATCACGGTAGACTGATTGTAGGGCAGGACAAAGCTGTGGCCCTCAACGGGGTCCACCAGCGCCTCATAATACTGCGTCGCAAGGTCGCGCTGGTTCAGCGGCACGGCTACTTTTACAGTATAGTTGAAGTATGTGCCCTTGACGTCGTTGTAGTAGCTGCCGTCCAGCATTTCGCCGCTGACCTCGGAGGCGCGTATATCCGCATTGCGGGTCACGTCCACGGGATAGGGCCATGTCATGCCGTCGATCGTAAACATCAATACGCACCCCCCTTCGCCAGCCGCACGCCCACGCGCTGGGTCTCTTCGTTATTCAGCCTATACACCGCTTTGCCCATTTGCTGGCGGTCAAGTTCGAGAATGACCGTCAACTGCCTAGATTCATTGCGCGGGACGACGATCTCCTGACCGCCACCGCCGGGAAATCGCCCGGTGTTCAGCGGCGTGACCACGGCCTTGCCGTTTATCATCTGCAAGAACTCAGGCCGATACTCACCGACAATAGCGCTGCCGCCATTTGAAACGATACCGCCACGGGCCAGTTTGGGAATCACATTGTCTGCCCAGTTTATCCTACCGATACCCGGATTCCAGCTCCAAGCAGGATGCGAAGAATCAGTGTGAATACCAAATGTATCCGAAAATGGATTTGCGTCAAAGGTCACGCTTGGAACGCTGATGGACAGGCTCGAATTGATGAAGTCAATCACTGTATTCAGCGCGTCGCGCACCTTTGAGATCAACCCATTCAGCAGGTCTATGACGGCGTTGATGGGCTTTTTCAGAATTTCCTTCAAGCCCTCGAACGGCGTCGCAACCATGGCTACCAACGCATCCCACGCATCGCCCCACTGTCCAGAAAATACAGCAGTTATGAAATCAAGCAGGTTCTGCATCTGGGTTTGCAAAGTTTGCCAGTAAATGATAAACACATCGTTTATCCAATCAGCGACAGGCTTAAGGTATTTATCCCAGACATCTTGAAATGTCGTGCCCAGATCGCCAATAATCGGCACTACTTTGTCGTTGATGAAGTCCCAAAACGCTTGTAACGCAGGCTGAGCCGTGTCCTCCCAAAATGTCTTTATCGCCGTAAAAACGTTCTCGATAATGGGCTGAATAGCCTCCCACTTTTCCTGTAACGCAGGAATCAAGGTGTCCACCACATAGGTGTAAATCGCCTCAAAAGCGGGCTTTAGCGTATCATTCCAGAAACCCGCAATAGCAGTAAACACCGTTTCGATAGTAGGTTTAAGTTTGGTGTCCCACCACTCTATGAGCGTAGGTATCAGCGTTTCGATGACGTATGCATAAATATCTTCAAACGCTGGCTTCAACGTATCATTCCAGAAACCGACTATCGCATTGAATACCGTTTCAATGGTGGGCTTTAACTTATACTCCCACCATACAATCAAAGTAGGAATTAAGTCGGTCACAACATAGTCGTATAAAGCCACGAGAGCAGGTTTCAGTGTATCATTCCAGAAACCAACTATCGCCGTAAAGACGTTCTCAATCGTCGGCTTTAATTTCGTATCCCACCATTCAATCAGCGCCGGAATCAGCGTCTCAACCACATAGGTGTAAATATCCTCAAACGCAGGTTTTAGTGTATTTTCCCAGAAGCTCTTTATAGCGTCAAACGCAGCGTTGATCTTATCGCGGGCCTCCTCGTTTGTCTGATAAAGATGCACGAGGTAGCCAACAACAGCGCCAATAACCGTCAGAATAATGGCAAAGGGATGGGCTTTCACTACAGCAAAGAATGTTTTGATGATAGTGAGTAAATTATTGATTTTATCGGCTATTGCCATAGTAGCGATAACGCCAACAATAGTTCCAACGCCGGCCGCGATTGCATCAAAATTGTCGGTAAAGAACTTGAATATATTGGTGACTACCGGCATTACCTTGTCGACCACAAATGACAGTAACCCTTGAAGAACAGGCTGCACAGCGTCAACAATGGCGTCCCACATAGCCTTGGCCTTTTCCAGAATGGTACTTCCAAGCGTAAAAATGCTGGAAAACAACTTCGTCAGCCGGTTCTGGATGCGCTGCTGTGCAGGACCGAAACTCTTGTCTGCGCCGCCTGTGATCAACTCGTTCAAGAACAACGCGATCTTCTGCACGCCGTTGGTTAGCAGGACGTTCTTTGCCGTGTTCCACATATCGGAAACAGCACCGGGTAGAGCCTTGGCAACGTTACCAACAATCTTTCCCAGATTGCGGATTATTGCCGGGCCAAATTCAAACACCAGTTTTGGGACTTCTTTCACGATTTCCGGCACAAGCTGTTCAAGCAGACTTCCGATGCCTTTCAGCGCACGTTTTACGACGGGTTTGACATTGTTCAGCACATTGCGGGCGCTCTTTATAAGGTTAGCTGTCGCCGTTTTCATGTCCTTGCCGCTGCCGATGGACGTGAGCACATTCTGCCATGCCGCCTTGGTAGACGCGATAGAACCTTCAATCGTCTTTTCGGCTTCTGCGGCGGTTGTACCAGTAATGCCCATTTCATCCTGTATGGCGTGAATAGCTTCTACAATGTCGGCATAGCTGGAAAGATCATACTTCTTGCCCGTCAGCTTTTCGGCGTCCTGCAACAGGCGCTCCATTTCCTCCTTGGTGCCGCCATACCCGAGCTTGAGGTTGTCGAGCATGGTATAGTTCTGCTTGGAGAACCCGGCGTATGCGTTCTGGATGGAACTCATGTCGCTGCCAAACTTATTGGCATTGTCGCTCATATCCCGAACAGCGAGATCGGCAAGATCAGCCGCCCTTGCAATGCTCTGAGACGTTGACTTGCTGGACCGATTGGTGCGCTCTGCTTCGGCGATAGCCTCCTTGTTATGGGCTTTCAGTGCTTTCAGTTCGTCTTGCATCTGATAGCGCAGGCTGGCTTTTTTGCTGGAATCCTTCGTCAGACGGATGCGTTCTTCCCAATGGCGTTTGGTTGCATCATACTGGTCATCGAGGTTCTTTTTCAGCGCGGCAATGTCCTTCTGCTCTCCGCGCCCGGTTGACTGAATCAAGGACGCGGAGAAGGACGTGACGGTCTCCATGTATTCATTAGCGGACAGTCCAGCCGTCTTGTACGCCTCCTGAGCGTGCTTTTTTACGGCGTCCGCAGAATCCTTGAACAGCGTTTCCACGCCGCCGGACAACTGCTCAAACTCTCCGTATGCCTTTACAGCGGACTTGGTGAGCAACACAATGCCGTCAACGCCCTTTTTCACGGCAACGCCGAATCCGACAGCGGCGAGAACCTTTTTGGCGGACGCTGCGAAGTCCTGCAATCCGCCCTTGGCGTCACTCAATCCCTGTTTGTACTGGCTGTCATCCAAGAACAGCCCGGCACGCAGGGACATCAAATCAAGCGCCACTTGAATCACCACCTGTATCAAATTTCAACCCGGCATTGCGCATAACGTCAGCGACAATCTCATCGCCGGTTCGGTTGTCCACCGGCTTGAACAAATCAAACCAGCGTTTGCTCATAACGCCACCGCCCGCGAACTTGCTCACATTCTCAACAGCCTGTTTCAGCGCGTCGGTCAGGTATATGCGGTAGACCTTTTCTTCTTCCTCCAACAAGTACGCCTCTTGGCAATGCTCAATCAGGTAGCCGCGCCCGTGAAGGTCGAGAAGATCAAGCCTTACTGTTTCGCATCCGCGAAAATACGCACGTTCCCCAGCCTCGCCAACGAGATAAAAAAATCAAGCACTTCCTGACAGTTGAGCATTTCGGCGACAGACCCCAGAATCTCGGACATCGAGTGATTGTCCAGATCATCGGGTTCGATGAAGCACATCAGCCCCATCAGGTCGGCGGTCTCGTCCGGGTGCTCGTCCATAATCACGTCCAGAACCGCGTTGATGTTCTGCTTGATCTGATCTTCAATCAGCGCGTCCTTCTGTTCATCAGTCGCATCGTCGGGAATCTGGGGCAGGCGCTTGCGAATGTCCATGACTTTCGTCAGCGTCAGCCAGTTGGCAACCGCCTTGCGAATCTTGTTGGTCTGGCGCAGGAACTCGCGCGGGGTGCAGTTTGCAAGGTTCTTCATGATTTACCTCCAAAATCTGGAAAAATGGGGGAGCGTATTGCTCCCCCTTATTGCGTTATTTACGCCGAGGGCGTAGTGCCGCCCTTGACGTAGATTTCATACGGCGCGACATCCATGTTCGCAATATCGTAGTGACCGTGGTACTCGAACGCGAACTGGCCCTTGCCGTCCTTGGTGCTCTGCCACTGAAAACCAGCGGTGTTCAGCGCATCCTTGATGTGGATAGCGACATAACCAGCGTTCGCCGCACCGGTGTTATGGTCGCTGTAATCGCCCACAATCCACACGTCCGCAAAGTCATCCAGAGACAGGGATTCGCGCGGCACGATGTGGGTAACATCCGACACGTCGGCAGCGCCCACAAGGCTCTTGGCGAGCGCGGGGGACAGCGTCACGAAGTTGCCGGACGCGGACGGGTCGTAATGGTGCAGGCGCTTCAACTGCTTGGTGTTCGGCGGCACGTTGTCGATGTCCTCACCGAAATCCTCAAACTCAGGATTGGTAGCGAAGCTGAAACCGCCGGTGGTCGCGCCCATAATGTCCGTCACCACGCCAGTAGCCGGGGCAAAGGACTTGCAGATGATACCCGCGTTCATCTGAATCGTGGAAAAGGTATCATCCGGGACTTTGGTAAACTCCATAGCATTTCACCTCTTTAGGTCGTGATTGCGTGAATGATGATGTTCAAGTACACCACTTTCAGCGTGTCGTCGCCCTCCATAGGCATGTACTGCGCGAACGGTGAACCCTTGCTCAGGTAAACCGCGCCGCCCGCTGTCGGTATGCTTGCACCCTCGCCAATAGCGGCGCGAATCTCGTCCACTTTGGCATTGATCGCCAGAAACGACGTGCTTCTGTACCACACGCGGGCATACATTGCTTGGCTGTCATCCCAATCGGGCTCGGTCAGTTGATATGTGATGTACGGTAGCTGGGCTTCCTCGGGAACGTTGTTCTCGACAAACGCTTCAAGCCCAAAACCAGAAAAAAACTGGTACAGCGCGATGGCAGTGTTAGTCATTGCTCGGTAACTCCCACCTCTCCAATACCAGATGCTTCATGTCCATCGGGGACGTTGACGGCGTTTTGTTGTCGTCCCCGCCTTTGGTTACGCGGAAAATCATCCCGTCATCCAGCCGACGCACAACGTCGTGGAAATTGATCTCCATGCTCTTTGACACTACCGCGTGGTAGGTGCTGGTAAACCCCTGCTGCTCCGCGATCAACGCCTGTGTGGTCGTGTCCTCGGAAAAAATCATGGTGAACTCCATGCCGTCCGTCCACACGGTTTTACTGCCGCCCTGACCGTCAGGAACACGCCTGCGCTCCATGAGCACGCATTGATGCTTGAAGGAATCAAGCATTTCGCTGTCAAAGACACTCATTCAGTTTCCTCCATTGGTCGAGGCGCGGTTTGAATGTCGTCTGCCATGTGATCGTTTCAGCCGTGCCGGAACGATTGCTCGTGCCGCTGGCTTTGGTGTAGCTGTACCCCGCGAAACTCTCCGACTGAAACGGGCTGTTGACCGTCTTGCCGTATTTATCCTGCCATTGCGATATGTCGTCACACAGCGCGATAAATGCCGCGTCAGGTGCCATCTTGTAGATCGCACCGTCGAACGTTTCATCGTTGAGATCGGTTGCCGGGTACTCATGGATGCCGTCGTTGAAATCACTGCCGCGAATCAGGAACATATTGCCCGGCTTCAAGAAGTCAAGCACAATTGTACCGTCCTCGATAGTGAATGTCCCTGCCTCCCTCGCCAGCGCTTTGCCATTCTTGCGGGTAAAATAGTTGTGAATGTGAGCGCAAACCTGCTCCATCATTCCTATCGCCCCCTCTTACGGCTTCTGGTGGGCTTTTTAGCGGGTTTCTGCGGCTCGGCGGGTAAATCCTTAGGAACGCTTTCAGACGCTTCTACTGGCGTTTCTGCGCATTCTACGCGTTTTCCGATCAGCGGCTTGCCAACGAGGTTGTCACGACCCGCAAGTTCGGCAAGCCTGTCCGGGGAAACATCAAAGCCGGGGCGGGGGTAGGTGTCCCCCGCCTCGTAGATGTGGTTTTCATCGCGCAGATCAGCAAACCGTGTTAGAACGACGTAGATCATGCGCTGGGCACCGTCCCGACAGTGCCGACGACGACGCCGCTGGCGTACTCGGTCAGGAACTGGATGCCGCTCATGACCAGAGATTCGATCTGGGCGCGCTCCTCGGTGGGATAGCCGGACTTGATGCCGACATAGCCGGTCTCATCGGTGGTCATGCCGAACGCACTCATGGCCTCGCCGGTCACGGGCACATAGTACATGATCAGGTTTTCCTTGGCGGTGGAGATCACCTTATTGGCAGGAACGCGGCTGTTCAGCACGACAGTACCCATGCCCAGGAAATTCTCGATGTAGTCCATGCCGAACGCGGTCTGCATGGTGATGGTGGCGGTGCTCAGATAGTCCGCGATGGTCAGCGGATGGATGAAGTGCACCAGCTCCGCGCTGTCATCCTCGAACAGCACTTGCAGATTTCCCCAGGACTTGGCGAGAACCTCCTGCAGGGTAGAGCCGGAAACGGAGGTGCCGGACAGGGTGCCCAGATAGGTGAAGAAATCGGCGCGGATGCTGTTCTGCACATCGGACAGCAGCTTGTTGTCAGTCTCGACAACCGCCTCATTGTAGCCGGATTTGAGAATCGCCTCGGCGGTGGCAGCCTTGCGCCACTTCTTCAGCGTGATCTCGCCCACGGCGTTCTTGTTGCGCTGATAACGAGACAGGGGAATGATCTCGCCCTCGGGCACCGCGCCGCTCTGCAGGGTGCCGGTGGTGGTGTAGTTATACAGGGTAGTGCCGTCGATCATGGGGATGCGACGGGTCACGCCCAGCGCCTCGGTCAGCTTGGCGAGGGAGCCATGAGCGAAGCGGGCAACGAAATCGATCTCGCGGGCCTTCGCCATCTGCTGGGTGGTGATAACATTGGTTTCGGGGGTGGTGTACATTTCATTCGCCATATTGATTCACTCCTTATGTTTAATGGCATGAAAAAAGCCGCCCGGTCAGAATCCGAACAGCTCATGATTTTCGGCAATCGCACGCTGGCGCTCGGCGGTGTCCTTGATGGACATGATCTCCTCCTTGCTGCGCTGGGCCTTGCCGTTGTTTGCGGGCGGCGTTTCGACATTCGCGCCTTTGGTTGTCGTAGTGACCTTGAAGTCCGCCCAATCCTTCTCGATAGCCGCTTTCAGGTCGTCGGCGTTTTCCAGCTTGCCGTCAGCACCCAGCTTCTTGTCGTCAAAGGTGGTTGCCCGCAGGATAGCGTCGTGGCGCTTCGGGTCGATGTTCGCCTCGGTCAGCAGCGCCTTGTATGCGTTCTTGACTGCGGTCAGCGTCGCCTTGGCCTCGGTGTCGGACTTGTACTTCTCAAAGGCTTCATGCTCCTTGGTGTACTTGTCCTGCCACTTCTCGGCGGTGGTCAGCTTGTCCTCAGCGGCTTCCTTCTCCGCCTTGATGGTCTCGATCTCGTCCAGCTTCGCGTTGTAGCGCTTCTTGTCGACAAAGGAGCGTCCCACGGCGGACGAAATGGCCTGCGCGGCCTTGGAGATTGCGTCGGCGGCGATGGTGCCGTCCTCGCCCGCGTGCTTCTTCAAGATGTCCTCGAAGTTGACGTTGGCTTCGGTCTCGCCGAAAAGCTGTAGATTCAGATCAAACGGTTTCTTCATGGTGTTTTCATCCTTTCTCGCTGTTACGGGTGCTACCCTAAGATGATTGTGTATCAACCCGTGACGGATTGTCACAGGTATAAAAACAGCACCGGCGCGTGGCGGGTGCTGGATTTATCGCAACAAAAAAGCGAACATCCGAAGACATTCGCTTTTGCGGTTATGCGTTTTTCAGTTCGCTGTCAATTACGTTGATGTACTCTTTCAGATGGCTTTCAACTGCCGGGCGCAAGTATGGACGCGCGGTAACAAACCCGTGTCCCAGCCCTGCGCCCTGCGGCGCGTTGCTCTCCATCCACTCGGGCGGCGGCGTGTAGTGCGGACCAGTGCCTAACTCTACATCACTATGTTACCGCAAGGGCTTTTTATCCCTTGCTTCTTATGGTTTCCCATAAGGTCGGCGTACATCACAAACCCGCGTCATTGTTGGCGCGGGTCTTCGGACACTCTTGGAGGGATTATCGCTCGCATTATCGCTCACCCTCTACGCTCTACGGTGCCGGGTGCTGTTCCCGGTTACCTCGGAATTAGCGTGGATTGAACAGGTCGTCTATTCCCTTGAACTTGTCGTGCTTATATCTCGCGTGAATTGTCGCGTAATCCAGTTCAAATATCTCACACCATTCTGTCAACGTCTTTGTAGCGTTACCGATGGTGATATTGATATTCGATGCCCGATTCCTGCACTGTGTTTCCGCATCTGCCCAACGGCAGTTATCCGGGGAATAGCCCTTATCATTGTCGATTCGGTCAATCGTCAGATTGTCAGCATAACCATTTTTAAGCGCCCATTTATAGAACGCCTTGAAGTCGTTGCGCCACTCGTCACATACCGTGATTCCACGCCCGCCGTAGCGGTCATAACGTGCATCATGCGGATTATAGCAGCGTTTTTTCATTCCCTGCCATATCTCATATGGCCGCGTATGGCTCATTTTATGCTTGTGGTTCGCTGTTAGGTTCTCCCTGTCCTGTTCTCGCTTCATGCAACCGCAGGATTGCACAGCGCCGGACAGTAAACCATCTGACCGTACAGACTTGGTATTGCCACAATCACATTGACAGAAATAGTAAGTTCGCCTTACACCTCTGTCGTCAATTCCAACAACGACCAGTCTGCCAAATCGACGGCCTATCAAATCGTTTTTTACGTTTTTCATTATACCCATCTCCTTTTGTGTATTATACCACATTCGGAGATAGAAGTAAAGAAAAACATGGCAGCTTTTTCCGATTTTGCCCGATTATTCAATGTGCGTTACCGCACAAGGCCGCATGTTTGTCTACGGGGCATAGTGGATATTAGAACCAATTACCACTGTTCCTCCGTCGCTATCAACTCTGTGCGTTATGCTGTTGCGTAGTGCGCCAGTATCGACAGGCACAAGCCCCTTGGCATAGCTTTCAGCCTTGCCGCCCACGATTTCCAATGCGCGGGCTTTGGCCAGTTCAAGCGCGGAGAGGTATTCGGCGCTGTTGTCGGTGATGTCAACGGTTGCCATTATGATTGCTCACGCTCCACGTTTTGCCGTTGTGAACCGTATAAAGAAAACGGCCGGATTTGGTTTTTTCAACCTTTGCCGTTGTGTCTATATGGCTCAAATTCAGATAATAAATCAGGGCTTTCATGGCGAGGTATGGTGTTTGTGCTTTGAACCAAAATGCTTGTTTTGTGTCAAGGCACATAACCCTGTACATCATAATCCCACCGCCCTTCTGTATGCCGCATATGTACGGTCTATGAAATCCCGCGCACTCGGCGACGATTTGAAAAAGCCGTCAACCGCGTCATATAATTCAGGGTATTGTTCCTGAAAACGTCGCGGAGAATTGACGTAGGATGATACTGCGTCTGCCCATGCTTCCTCGGCATTGTACTCGCCAAATGCACCATCAAAGAATCCGCGCTTTTGGTTGTACCGTCCAAGCAGCCCTCCCGGATTATCAACGATTGTGCGCTGTAATTCGGGATTATAGTTTGCAAGCTGGTGACCAGCCTCATGCCCTATAACATATTGCCAATCATCAAATCCACCTTCGCGCACATTGATAATGCCCGTGGTCTCCGCGCCAGCCATCCAGCCTTCGCTTCGGGCCGGTACTTGATTTACGTCAATGCCACTTGCCGAATAATCATGCGAAAGTTGATAATTGCTTACACCGCCCGGAGCGTCAGGTTTCCATTCCGGCATTTCCAGCGTTTCGGGGGACGCTTTGTCATGCAACCGATTGTAGAAATCATAGATGTTTTCACCAGACGCATTAAAGGCGTTCATTTGGTCGGCGTCCATATTCATCCAAAATTCAGCGGCATTTGACGCACCCTGTAGCGCGGAGCCGAAACGTTCCAATTCATCGTCTGTTTGTGCGTTTGATTTAGGTTCAGTCTTTTCAGGCTGCGACTTTTCGCCATCGCCCTGCTTCATCCTCTCCCATTCCTCATACGTCATGTCCCCCACGATCTCGCCAGTCTCATTGTCCCGGCGCTGCATCTCGCTGGGGTACTCCGGGTAGACGTATGTCAGCGCGCACCGGCAGTTGTAAACGTCCCCGCCGTTCGCCGTCGGGTCGCCGGGGAACTGAATCTTGCCCAGTTCGCTGATGAACGGATCGTCAACCTCCTGTATCTGCCCGTCCAGTTTTCGGTGTGAATCGCGCGTCCTGCTGTCCAGCGTCGCCAGCCACTTCTTCTTGACGTTGATGCCCAGCCGTTGCGCCTGATGAAGCCCTTCAATGCGTCCCGCGTTCTGTGCGCCTGTGAACGCCGTGCGGGCGTTTCTGACCGCGCTGTTATAGCTGCGCTCGCCAGTCTCCCGCGCTATGCGCTTGGCGATTTGGCGGATGTCCTCGCCTTGTACGATGCCCTGTGTAATCGCGCCGTTGACCAGCTTGTTGTAATACGTGTACGCCTTGTCCTTCTTCACGCCCGGCGCAGGCTTCGGCAGGATTTGCGGGTCGCTCTTGATCAGCCGCGCCACTGTCTGCTCGTCGTACAGCATGAAGCCTGTGTTGATGTTCGCGTCATGCTCCAAGCCGTAGCCGATGTAATTGGCGTTGTCCACGAACACGCCCAGCTTGCCGTCGTTGACGATCTTCGCCGCCGTCTTGTCTGCGTTCAGAAGAACCGCTTGAATCTGCTCCTTGCGGGCTTGCCATTGCTTGCCCTGGAACACCTGCCCGCGCATCCATGCGTCGAAGTCCGCCTGTGTGATCTTGCCGTCTTTGAGTTGCTGTCTGTATAGCTTCTCACGCGCTGCGTGGCGTTTCTGCCACGTTTCCATCTTCTCCTGTATTTCCCTTTCAGCTTGACGATAGACGCGCGAGAGACGCCATTCTGCGCGTTTGACGGCAAGGTCAGTCTTTCGCGCTCCATAGTCTATCATCGTTTATGCCTCCGTTGGCTCAGTCTGTGCTTGAATCTCCGCCAGCATATCCCGAATGAACTGTTCTTTCTCGTCGGTGTCTGCAAACCGCTGCGTGTCCTGTACAGCCTTGCGGTCAAGGATGGCGTTCTTCATATCCGGCGTCACGTTTGGCAGAAGATCAAGGATGGTTTCATCGTCGAGGAACTCCGCCTCCGCGATCACCATGTTCACTTCTTCCAGCTCGTTCGCCACGCGGTTGCGGTCAAACAGCGGCGTCGCTTCAAGCCCTTGCAGGGCCAAAATCTGCTGGATGAACTCGATGATCTGGTACTCAAACGCATCCGCTTCTTCGTCCTGCGCCTGATATGCCGCGCGAATCTGGGTCGCTGTGATATTGCCCGCAGAAATGTCCTCCGGATTGATCGCGCCAAAGTCGCGGTAGATGCCCTTGGCAATGCGCGTCAGGTACGCTTCACGGGCGTTATACGGCGGCTCCTGAGTGTACGGCGTGACGCTGCTGTCGTTCGTGTCAGCCAGCGCAACGTGGCTCATGCGCAGCCGGTCCATGAAGTGCTGGACTTCATCGTCGGTCATGCCGTTGGCATTACCGATCAGCCAGTAGATTTCAGCGCAATCCGACAGGTCGTTGGCATAGCCGGACTGAATCAGGTCATAGCTGTCAATCGCCGCACGCATACCTACCAGCGTGCTTTGATGGAACTCATTTGCATACAGCGGCACAATCGGCAAGGTGCTGTAATTGCCCTCGCCGATGATCTCATCGCCGCCAGCGTCCGTGTGTGCCACCGTCTGCTTGTACGCCCGCTTGGGCTCGATCTCTTGAAGTATCAGCCCATTGTACCCTTCGCGGGTTCTGTACTTCGTGTAGCCGTCGATTTCATACAGAATGGCGAACACGGGTTTGTTCAGCCAGTCCAGCGACCAGAAGCGAATGCCCGCGCCCAGCGTGCCGTCGTTCTCGTCCCACAGGGGCTTGAACTGCGTGAACGGGAAAACGTGCATCCTGTCCACGTTCCAAAAGCCGAAACTCATGCCGTGTTTCAGCGCGTACTTGGCAGCCGTAAATAGGTCGGTGTCGAACTTCGCGCCCAGTTTGTCCTTGATGCCCTCAGCGTCGAACGTCACGCCGTTGCCCAGCGAATACGTTGCGCGTTCGAGGTTCAGCCGGTGGTAGAAGTTGCTCGCGATGTGGTGGTTGCTCGCCGTTGTGTTCTCCTGCTGGCGCACGCCCATCATCTCGCGCCCGGTCTCAGCATCTACCCTGCTGCTGATGCTGTACAGGCTTTTGACAATGCCGTTGATCGTCGTATTGCGCTGTGCGTCGTACTCGTCAGCGTCGCACGCTATCTTATACGCCGGGCTGTTGCGGTGCTCGGTGATCGCGTCCTGGATGAACTTGATCGTCTCGCCCTTCGCAACGGCGTCTTGAAAGTCCTGAAAAGTGAGCATTGTAATCACCCTCTCAATAGTTTGCCAATCACCACGCAATCTCCGCAAGGCCCTTGGCAATCAGCACATCAGCACGTTCGGGCGTTACGTCAATCGCCTCGCCCCTATCCAACACGCGCCCCAGTTGAAGGTCGTTGTACCGCTGCACAACTTCCATGGTAACGATGTCATTGCGCTCATTTACCTCGGCCTTGCCCTTTGCCAGCACTGTCTCATAGTGGCTCTCACGCGGCGCATAAGTGAATTTACGCAGGCCCTTGTAGATGGCGTCAATCGGAACCTCGCTCATGTCAAACGGCAGGATAAAACCCGTCTTGCCATTGACCACGCCCTGTTCAGCGGCGACAGGAATATCCGTCACAATAACTGGCGTTCCCACGCTCAATGCCTCAACGATGCTGTATGAGTAGCCCTCGGTGTCAGAAAGCTGCACAAGGTAGTCAGCGTCCGCGATGTAGTCCAGTACATCCATCCTTTCAGGCAGTACCGTCACGTTCGGATTGGGGAAACTCCGTTTGCTGTCCGTGAATATCAGCCAGTGAAACGGGATGTTTGCCGCTTCAAGCTGCGCTGAAAGGTTCACCATTCGGTCATAGCCCTTCTCAGGTGTCAGGCGTGTCGCGCTCACCAGTTTCAGCAACTTGCGGGGCTTCTTTACCGTATACGGGTTGTACATCGTCTCGATGTCCTTGGCCCATTCAAAGTATTCGCGTATACCATTGGTGGTGTTTTCCGCTACCCCAAACCGCTTCGTCACGCGGGGATCTCCGCAAGGATTCAGATGCCGATTGATGTAGTCCGCATGGAACGTTTGGATGTACTCCTTGGCCTTTACATGATCGAGGATGTCATGCCCCCATCCGAAGATGAACACATCACATTCAATTTCATCGCCGTCACGATAGCGCATTACCCGGCATACATCAGAGATTTTCTTCATCCGCGCCGGGGCGCCATTCTTGAAAAGTACAGTAATGTCATAGTCCTTACCGTACTTCAAGCCCATCTCGTAACAGTAGGTTTCAATCCCGCCGATGACGTTGAACGATGGGAAGTAAATAACATTTTTGAGTTTTAGTGTTCTCATATCATGCCAGCGCCAAATACCCGTTTGCGCTTCTTCGGTCAAACCAGCGGCACATTACCGCCGCGCTGTCGGGCGCGTCGTCATGCTCCGCGTCCTCGGTGTAGTCCATGATTTGCGCCAGATAGTCACGATCAGTCCCTTCAAGCCATACGATATTGCCCCACCATTTTCTCAGGTAGGTGCTGATCTTCATGTACTTGTTTTCCTTCTCCGTGTACGTCCGCGCCTTGTAGCCGTTGCGCTGAATCTCCTTGGCGAGGAAATTCTTGTCGGCGTTGCTCTCACACATGATCGGACCGCATTGTAGCCGCCGGCACTCGCTGATGATGAAGTCCAGCACTGTGTCGACGTGCCCGTGCCACATCCTGCCATAGAGGTACAGTGTATCGCCCCGGCGTCTGCCGCAGGTGAACGCTGTGCTGTCCTCACCGCCGTATGCAGCGTCAATGTGCGCGATGCCGTCACGCAGGAGTGAAGCATCTGTAGTGAAGCGTGGCGCGGTAGTGAACAACGCGTCCTCGGATGCGATGTGGCGCAGTTCGTAGTTGGCGGCGAACAGGGAAGGGGACATGGACTGCCGGAGATCGTCAAGCTGCTGCTTGTCCAGCATATGCGTTGAGTAACAGTCCCACATCTCCGGCTTCGGCATCAGTTCAAAAGCATCCTCCTTGTGCCAGGGCGTGCCGGTGTTGATGAACCGCCCGCCGGGGTTGCAGATGTTTTGAAGCTCCATGTAGACCGATTTCGTGCGCTCCCTTTCGGCGCGGGATATGCGGTCTTTCAGGTTTACGATGTCGTCCGTGATAATGATGTCCGCGTGCTTGCCTGTGATACTGCCGCCGATGCCGATGCCCTGCAGCTGGGCAGCACCGCGCGGCGCGGCGTAGATGTTCAGCGTGATCTCGCTGGACGTGTCACGGGCCACCGCAAGGTCGCCGCCGGTCAGCGAGTTGTAGATGTCGCGCATGATGTCCGTGGACAGGATGCGGTTGACGGTCTTTATGACCTCCGCAACGTCGCCGTCAGTTTTACGCAAAAAAATGATGTTCTGGTCAGGATGCCAGAGCATCAGCAGGGCAATAGCAACGCACAAGCACGTCGTCTTATAACTGCCGCGGTGCGCCTGCAGCGTCATGTCGTCCGTGCGCGTTACCATGCTGCGAATCCATGCGCCGTGAAGATCGTCGCGGAAGTCCTTATAGCCCAGCGCACGTCCAAGCGCGGCGGGGTGGGTGATGAACCAACGCGCCTTTTCCTGTGCCGTCATTGCGCATCGTCCTTTAGTGCTTCAAATGCTTCATTCAATGCATTAAGGCTTCCGGCAGATAGGGCAACATTCTCAACAGGTTTTTCTCCAATCGTATCTCGTATGACTTCAAACGCCCTAACACTACCAGAAAGTGCCGACTTTATAAGGGCCGTTGACATTGCCGTCTGTACTTGCGTCATACTTCCATCTTTTGCTTGTCTGCTTTCAGACAGTAATGCAAGGAGTTCATCGCGTAGCGTTTTTCGCGCTCGTTTCTTTGCCCCAGAACGCTTTCCACCCTTGCGGCCAGCTTCCCGCGCTATTTCCCCCGCTGTAAACGGTCTCCCTTCTGGCAATGGCACACCATTTACGGGAGAGACTGGACGAGTGCCATTATCCATATCATTCGCTCCTTATTCATAGAAAAAGGGCTGCGTTATGCAGCCCCTTGGGTTAATCATCTATAGGTTCGATGATGATTCGTTTGTTCTCAGCGTCAACGGTTTTCTTTGCTTCTCGTGTCGTTCCATCCTCACGGATAAAGCCAGCGTCCCTTGCTTCTTTGCTCCCTATGAGAACAAAGTATGCCGTGATATGACCGCCAGGTCCTTTCTTTGGATACAACTTCATTCTCTGCGCCATAGGAGTACAACTATGATCGCCGAAAGAATTACCTGTACAATGTCAAGTATTAGATCAAAATACATACTTGCGCCCTCGCGGAAAGTATGATATACTGCGGGAAGGGGAAGGGCTTTCGCCCTCCCCGACTGCCCTATCCTTTTCTCATCCGTTCGAGTATCTCTATGAGAACCCGTATCAGCTGGATAAGTTCTGAGATTAGGAGCAGTTCCGCCGTGATGAGTGCCGTCTTATCCCGGCGGTTTTTCTTCCCGCGCTTACTTCCCATTGGCTTTCCCTCCTTTCATTATGTATTATATCATAGGTTGAACCTATTGTAAATACTTTTGAAGGAGGTTTAATATAGGCTTAACCTATATTCTTCCTGTGTTTTTTGACCTTAAATATGCTTTTATCTGGTTTGTGTTCCGCATACTTGCTCAGTATATCACGGAAGCACTCTGTTATCGGCTCCATATCATAAACGACCACCCCGACCTTAAAGGGTTTGAGGTAATGCCTGAAGTTGATCGCTTCACTGTCCTCTCCGCTTGTTGTGAATGCTCGCTTATGCTTCATCTGACAGGAATAGATGTCTCCGTACAGCTTTCCCATGTGCTCGCCACGTTTCAGACCCGCTTTAAGGTATTCAGCGCGGCAGCCAGAAAGGTCTTTGCTATGTGCTTGTCCAGTTTTTCCATATCGAAGCGGAATGATCTGCACAACCGGCAAACCCATCTGTTTGCATTTGAGACGATATTCTATATCATCTTCAAAATCTCCGTGAAAAACATCCGGGCAGGATTTCAGGTCAAGGCCAAAGATTGAGTACACATATCGCTCACGAAGGAATTTCTTTTCGGGAATCGATGTGCCAGAAAGTTGGCAACCTGCCATTGCCGCGTTTGTGTTTTTTAGCACTGTAACAAACATTCGGATATAATCATCAAGCATACCGGGCTTTGCAATTATTCGATAACGCTTGGTCACATCGTCCACAGTTTCCATATAGGCGATTTCCAGTTTATCGATATTATCATCAAGCTGTATTAGGTAATCATATCCTTGCTCGCGCGCCCACTTAATCGCATAGCTACGATTCATCGGCGCGTACCATGCATTATCGCTGTTCTTGATGTTCGCGCAGTACCAGTCGCGGTAATCATCAGGGACATTTATAATCGGCAGATCGGTAACATATCCCTCACTGTTATTGGATATGATAACCATATCATGCTCTGTTTCCATGCGCTCTGTAGGCCGCTGTCTCGCTGTCCCTGGGCGTTTGCCGCTGATCTCTGCTATGAGGATGCGGTCAGACATCGTCGCCACCCATTTCTTCCCATAGCTTCTGAATCTTCTCGACGCGCTCTCGGCTCATAGAACGACAGACAACCTCATAGGTTACGCCGTCCTCGTTATCCTCAACAGCCGAATTGTCCTTTTCATTGAGGACATCCAGCCCGTCCAGATCCCCGAAGTCGAAGCCGGTAAACAAATCAACGTCAATCGCGTCCAGCTCTTCCAAAAGCAGCTTGTTGTCCCATATGCTGAAATCCGAAACTTTATTGTCAGCGATACGAAACGCCCGCACCTGTTCGTCTGTGAGGTCGTCCGCAACGATGCAAGGGACTTTATCAAGCCCCATCTGCAGCGCCGCTTTGAGCCGCGTATGGCCGCATACGACGACATTGTTACGATCAACGACAATCGGCACCTTGAAACCATACGCCTTGATGGATTCAATGACCGGCTGCACCCCCCCATCATTCATCCGGGGGTTCTTCTCATAGGGTATCAGCTTTTTGGGGCTGATATAGACAATCCGTTCTTCCTCCCCGGCGGGTGGTCGGTTGTTGTCAACATAGTTCTTCATCGTGGCCTCCTATGCCAAACCGCCGTAAAGCGGCATTATAGCGTGTTACACTTCACGCTTATAAAGTTATCGCGCAAACAAACAAAACGGCTCTACGGGCCGTTTCTGCGCGTCCTGCGACAGAATAAGCCGCACATCTTGTCGTATGCGTCCTGCTCTGTCGGTTCGCCCTCTATTGCATTGCATACGCCCTCGTGGGCACAGCCGATGTCACGGATGAATGTCCAGTGTGTGCACTCGTAGCAGTAATGGCGAAAGTTGTCAATCTTTGGCCTTTTGAATTTTCTTGCTATTTTTTCCACCGTCCTGCATATCCGCGCCCTTACCCGCATATATACCCACGAAAGGAGGCGCTGTTATGCTCAAATGCGCAAAGATGGTAACCTGCCGCATCGACGGCACGACCCGCACATTCACGTTTTACCTCGTTCCCGGCGACAAGCCGTTCGCCATGCCCTGCTACTGCGCCAGCGACAAAGTGGACACGCTTGAATGCCTGCGCTGCTGGCGTCGTGTGCGCGCCAGCGTTATCAAAGTACAAAAATAGGCGGTCAGCGTGTCCCGCGCGCTATTAACCGCCTGCACCGCCCCCACCTGCGGTGTGGGAATCCCCGGCCTTACGACCGAACTACACTTTTGCCGCATCATCACAAGGGGACAGTGTGATGCGGGGTTGGTGCACGCTGTTTTCGGCACAGCGTGCGAAGCCTGACCATCTGCCGTACCAACGGAGCGCGTGATCGCGCCATTGCCCGAATCGAACGGGAACTGCCGCATACCAATCCTCGGTCAACGAGCAGAATCGAACTGCACTTCTGGTGGACGCTGATGCGCTCAACGCCCGAAGCGAAACCCGCCTTTGATCGCCCCGGCAAACCGCACGGTCGCGACAGGTCGGGGTTCCTGCGTCCAGTCCCGGCGTAAATCTGTCAAACCGCCGGGAGGTTCGCACGGACGGGCTTGTCGGATGCCGGGGAAAGTGCGGCATCCCGCCCCATTGAAAGGAGGTGCCCAACGAGTGTTCACCCGATGGCGCAAGGTGTAGGATTTGAACCCACGGACGCTTTACCGCCTGCTGTTTTCAAGACAGCCGTCATAAGCCACTCGACCAACCTTGCATATTGCCGGGTTATACACCGCCCGGCGCGGTCAGAAGTAGTAGCCGCTTCTGCTCGGCAACAAAGCGCCTTTTTTCGCATATAATGTTTGCTGCAAGCGCTTTTTGGCGTAGATTGAAGGATTTGCACCTTTGGCACCCGTTTACGGATGCAGCGCATTAGCGGTGCGCCGGTTTCGACTACTCACCCAAATCTACATATTGCCGGGTTTCCCCGGCTCGTCCCTTCAAAGCCTATAACGTCCCCACCAACGCAGGAGGCGGCGCGGTGAAGAGATAGAAGCCCGCGCTCTTTTTGTCCCGCTCCCGATCACCCCAAGGGGATAGAGTAACCGGGTAGCCCGACCTGTGGACAGGACTATTCATCAACTGCCCGCATAATGCGTTGGAATTTGGTGCTGTGCGCCGTGTTCCAACTGTGCACAGTTAGGTTATATCACAGATCGGGTGCACTGTGTTGCCTAAAAACTCGACTATTTTGATTTACGCTATCGGCTCCAAATCTCCGCAACGCATCTCACGCAGAATCCAGAAGAACTTGCGCCGCGCTTCGTAGAACTCATTCTTGCCGCAGGGCGGGCGCGTGTCCGTATCGGTCATTGCGGACTGTACGCCGCCGCGCGTGGTCACGGCTCGCAGCAGGGACGGGTAAATGCTGTACCCGCTTTTCAAACGCCCTGCCGCCATTGCAGCTTGCTCGATCATGTGCACATCCCCCAGAAGCCGGTCACGCTTCGCCGCTGTCGCAGCCGTGGGGTCGCTGATTCTATTACCGCCGTGGGGCATGAACGTTCCGTATTCCTTGCCGTTCTTGTGATATATCTCCGGCACGGGCGTGGACAGCTTCAATGTCAGGAGCGCCGCCGCTTCGCGCTTCTTCTGCTCGTACTGCAAGCAGAAATACGTCAGTTCCTTGTATTCTTCCCAACTTATGCCCCACGCGTCCAGCTTCAAGGGTCTGTTACTCGCCATATGTCCCTCCTTTAGGTTTCTTCGTCGGTCAGCGGATAGATCGTCACGCACGGACCCTGCTCGCCGAAGATGATGCTCACATACCTGTCCTGCTTTTCCATCGCCTCATTGACGATCTGCAGTATCAAATCCCGCATGGACTGCTCAAGGTGTTCCACTACCATTCCCTCCTCAAAATGCGTTCCAAGCCCTTCTCTGCGCCTTGTATGTCGCCGTTGAGCGCCTGTCCGCGCAAGGTCTTATACGTCTGCGCGTCAAGTTCTCTCTGATGCTTGCGCAGCTTTTCGAGAAATTCCCGCGCTTTGAGGTAACGCTGGGCGTCCTGGGGAACTGAGGTTTCATCGTAGTAAACTGGTCTGCTCATTCTCGTTCACCCGCCTTGACGTGAATGATTATGTCGTACCCGTCTTTGTGCTCTTCAATGGTGTACACCTGCTTCGTCAGCATAAACCCACAACCTATCGGGATTATGACATCATGCTCTCGTGTGCCGTCCCGCTCGATTTTGATAAATGGGTATTTGTCGCTATCACAGCCCGTCAGCGCCGCGACAACCGCCACAAGTATCAACCCTATTATGATCTTCTTCATAGTTCAAAGGCCCGCGTATAACGCCCACGGGCGGGCGGTAGGTCGTTAATCGTTCTGGGTAAACGTGATAGGCACTATCATTTCTGGCAGGAAATTGACCTCATAATGATATTTGTCAACAAACGCACCGGAAACGTCTTCCACGACATATGTTGTCCATCCGTTGAGATTGATGAAGTGTTTCTTGTATTGCCCTGGCCCAACCTCCACAATCAGATCGATGTCACCACTGGATGACTGAACCGACAGATTGCCGATGACTTCCAGTAAAATCTTATCGGTGCGCGTGTTGTAAACCGTCACTCGACGTGTAACATTGAACTGGTCAGCTTCCTTACTTAAGTTGTGCGAAACACGTTCCGCTTCACGGCATCCAGTCATGGTGATCGCGATTGCAAGTATCAGAACTACCACAATGATAAACTTCTTCATGTTTTCCTCCTATCTTCCTGTCGAACCGAAACCATTATTTCCGCGCTCTCCGGCGCTCAATTCGTCCACGATCTCCACATCCTCGTACAGTACGGGCACCACAAGCATCTGGCTTGCCTTGTCCCCGGCCTTCACGCTGTAGTCTGTCTGCCCGCAGTTGAACATGTGAACCATAATCTCGCCACGGTAGGATTCATCTACCACGCCAAAGGTGATGATGTCGTGCTTGGTCATCAGCCCGGACTTCGGTAAGAGGATTCCCGCCGTTCCGTGCGGCAGTTCAACGTGAACGCCCGTGTGAAACGTCGCCGACTGTTTCGCCCGCACACAGCCATCAAACATGGCGTAAAGGTCTAATCCCGCATCGTCCTTATGGGCGCGGGTGGGGGCAAATGCGCCCCCGTCCAGCTTGATCTTCATTCATGCTCCCTTCTCGGTTATCCGATCTTCCAGTGGGTCGCCGTCAAAAGTGATGGTCAGCCCGATCTCGTCCCATGCCTGCTGAATCGCCTCTTTGCTGTCCAGCGCGTAGATCACTTTCTGGTCTATGGCGTTCAGCACCTTCTCACAGCGCGTCTTGCCGAAGCCGTACATCTCATGCAGGGTCAGTGCCACCGCCGCGTAGACGTTACGCATGGTGTTCTCCGCGCCCGCCTTTGCACCGTCCTGATAGCCCTGCCGCCCGGCGCGGTCAAGGTCGTCGATCGTGATGCCGTTGCGCTGGATGCTTTTCAGTTGCTCGTTCTCCGAAATCCTGCGCTGGCGCTCCGCTTCGGGCAATGCCCAGAAGGCGTTCAGCGCGTCCTTCTTCTCGACTTTCGCCTGCTCCCTCGCGTTCATCCGTCGTATCTCGCGGGCGGACAGTGTGCCCCTCTTGCCCTTGCTCATGCTGACCTCCTTCGGCTAATCATGAATATCAATAAACACGACATATCCATCGGTTCTGTTTTCGCAAGCGGATTTGACCTTATCTTTAAAAGACGTGTCTTCTACCCACTTATGGTTGCTCCAAGTTCTGCAGGCATAAGCATTTCCATCCGTATCAAGGTAGCAAAAGCACTTTGTGCATTCTTCCTTGAAATTGAGCATATCGGCAATTTTCCCTCCATCGACATACAAATATCCATCGCGGGTTCCCATGGACGCAATGTAGTCATCTTCCCGAAAGAACGGTGCCATCTTTGTTTCCATAAAGGCTTCAAGCAGATATGACCTAAACAGCCTTTTGGTTCGCGGTTGTTTGGCCACAAACATCCAACGGTATTCGCTGGTATCGTCATCCGGGTCATACTTTAATTTTAACTTGCCGTTGTACCTACCGCCGACCTGCCACCAGTCCCATGTAAACACGGGCTGTTCACAGTTCTCGTCGTCTTCGTGAAGCGCCCAGAAGTCTTCGCTATTGAACGGCTTCAAGGCTTTTTCTATCACTGCGTCGGTGGGGAACTCATTTGACAGAAACATCAAACAGTAGTGCATGCTATCCCTCCTTTAACCACTTCCGAAATTCCTTCGCACAGTTGCCGCACAAATATACTTCCTCATCATCGCCCAGCATTTTGCGCACATCATACTTTTCAAACTTTATTCTGTGCCTCCAAATGATAATGCGACTCGTATCGTTCCTGATTTCCAAACCGCATTTGTCGCACTCCAGACTGACCACCCTTGCCACGGCTATTCCCCCTTCGGCTTCTGTATCTCTTCCCGGAAAGATTCGCAATGCCCATCCCTCGGGGCATGATTGCCGTATCTAAAGCAGTATTCCCATTCTTCTTCGTACCACGTGCAGTTTGCACAAACCTTTTCCATGCTATCTCGCCTCCATATCTTCTCCCGTTTCAATCACAACACCCAGCGCACCGCACTTCGGACATTCCAAAGCCTTTAACAGCGTCCCGACTGGTCTTACAGAAATCCACCGCGTCAGGCAACGTAAGCATACAACTTCGGACACCTTGTGCGGCAGGTTTGCTTCTATCGGCGTGATGTCCGCCACTGTCTCGCCTCCTGTTCCTCATGCCAAACCGTGATAATGCGTTCAATGATAGGCCACCATTCGTTGAGAGTTCCGACTTCATCCTGCCATTCCCGCAACCACTCCACCGGGATAGCGTCGATGGTATGGGCTGAATAAATTTCAAACATCGCCGCATCAAGTCCCATAAAAGTTCCATCCACAAAATCTTTACTTACACCGCAATCTTGTCCTACGACACCGTAATGGTTTTGCAAGTTTTCTTTCAGCGCATCAGCATCTATCACGCGCATGGTCAGTCCCCCTTCGGCGGGTACTTCCCGCACCCATGTTTCTCAGGGCAATAGTCCAACGCTTCGCATTTAGGCATAAACTGCGTATTCACTATTTTACCCCATTCTTCGCTGTAGTTTACCAGCGCACAGCTAATGTCCCTAAACAGTTCCCGAAACTCCCATAGTGCCCTGTTGCACATCCGCTGTCTGGACATGTCGATCAAGTTCCGCAGGTTGCGCTTATCGACCATGAGCGATTCCATGCCAAGGGGCAAGAGATAGGCAACATCTTCCCTTGGGATTCCCAACTTCTCCAACGTTCCCGCTGTCCGTCTGAGTGTGTCCATTGCAGACACATATCTACCAAACGCTTCACGGTTTGCTTCAATGCTTCTCGGTACAATATAACCAAAGTTGCGATAGTCAACATATCGCGTTGATTCCTGCAATCTGGAAGGTAGGCAACCTATGTGGGTGTACCATTCACGGAGTACCCGCGCCGAATAACCCCGCAACGCAATCTCCACGTTGACAAATTCTAATGTCCTGCTGTGTCCACTGGTGATACAGTCCCAGCCCCGCTTGTAGTTCGCGGCGGCATCCGTAGTGTCTGCGCCCCAACATATACCGGCTCTCTCGCCTATAAGGGTGATCGGATTTCGTGTGGTCGTGTCAAATATTTGTACCGTTCCCATTTGCTACCTCCTTCTGTAACCTGCGCTTTATTTTTCTCGCCTGTTGCCCTTCGGCGAACTTCCGGGCGCAAACCGCACACAGCACACGCCCTTCAACCGCCTTGCTTTTGGCGCAACTTATGCACATTCCCCGCGCTTTTAATGCTTCGCGCCGTTCCTTGCATCGTTCGGCGTTGGTCTTTGGTGTTGTATTGTCCCAAAACCGTTTACGCCTTTTCGCGTTGCACTCTTCGCAGTTCACGTGTCCGGGGTCGGCGTATCTGGTTTTGCAAGACGGGCAAATGCCTTGCGCCTTGTACCATTCATACTGTTCTCTGTTGCGCTTGTTTTGTTTCTTGCGCCGATCTTCAAGCTGTCTCGGCGTCATTTCGTCTACAAACAGGCGCTTGGAGTGCGGCATATCCTGTCCGGGCTTGATGTACCAGTTGCGCCCGATCTGTTTCGCCGTGATATTTCCTTCGCGGCAATGTCTGGTAACTACGCCGGGTGTGACGTGCCATAACTCGGCGTAGTCATTCGGGGTTAACCAGTCCATCAGGTTTCACCGTCCCGGCGTTCGCCACCAGCGCAATACCAATCCAATTCAAGCGGCCATGTTTCTACGTTTGCAGTAGGATATTTGGTATTTGTACACTGAATCAATCTGTGCCCATCCGCATCAAGATAAAGTTTTCCAAACTTGCAATCCCTGCACCTGACCACGTTCACCACGTCGCTAATATAGACGAATTGCAGCTTATCCATTCGTGTCACCGTCCATCTTCGCGCCGCACGCTGGGCAATAGTCGAAGCGATCAGCATCATTGTCGATGATATTCCATACCGAATGACATTCGGAGCAGACTATATCCTCTTCACAGTACGCACTTTCATATCTAAGGCACTCTGGGTAGTTTATCCACCGCCCGTGTCTCACCGGCACAGCGTCCACAGCATTGACATCTTCCACGGCATTGATCGCATCACATACCCCGCCCAACCAATCTTCACTATTCGCGGGGTTCTGGCACAGGTTCTTGATGTAGTCAGCATCTGGAAATGCGGTTACACTGACTATCGCATCAATCGCCGCCGCTCTTGAAATCAGGTCATTTACGCTATGACGTCCTTCCACTTGGCTTCCCCCTTTACACTTCCATATCCACACTCAGGACATTCGTGGTAATACCCAGATTCGCTTGGGGTGTTGATACTTCCCATACCGCCCCTATATTTTGTGCCTTTTTCGTTACTTGTGGCTTGAAACACGCACTTGCACTCCGGGCATATAAAAATCAAGCAGTTTCCATGCGTGATTATCTTCATTCCCACTTCACCGCCTGTCTATGCTCGTCTGTCGGGCGGGATGTCCAGCAGCGCCATATCTTCTGGTAATTATCTGCATCATAGGTTGGATGAAGCCCATCTATCATGTCATAGATTTCACGCCATGCGACCCAGAATCCCCTTGTCCACCTGTATGACGGATTTATTTCCATCCACAGGTATGGCGGCGTATTCAACTCCCATACTGACCCTATACTGCGCAAGTCGCCCAGCGTCATCACCCGCGCCTCCTGCTCTTTCAGCAGGGCGAGGGCATCACGCATTGCCAGAACCGCATGGCCCCAGCCTGGGAACTTGTGAAAGTCGTTGTCTCTTATCCATGCAATCTGTTCTTCAAGATCGCCGATAACCTTCTCACGATCAGCCATTGTGTTTCTCCTTCCAGTTGTTGAACGTGCTGATTTTGAGCAATGCCTTAATATTGTCAGCGATGGTATTAAGGGTGTCATTTGGCTCCATCTCGTTTTGTATTGCATAGTCGCATATCTCGCAAATAATATGGGTCATAAAATCCGTATCGTTCATCCCTTCACCCCCTCACCCACGCAACCAACACCAACACCAGCCCGTACAAGCCCCACAGCGCCCTTCTCGCGCCCTTCGTAGGTGTTGCCTTGTACTTATCCAACTCCTGCCACTTGTGTGTCATACGCCGCTGTACCGGCTTCTGGCGCATCCGTGCGCACTCCCTGTTCACCGCTATCAGTTCGGCATGGGACAGCGGGATAACCCGCCGCGCCACGCCATCCAGTATCGCCCCCGCACATTGCGGAGAATGAATAGTTAAACCGTTCATATACTAATCTCCATTCAGTATATTAAGTGCGCTTTTAGGCCACTTTGTCCCACTTCCCCACTTTGGGACTTCATGCTGCATTTTATAGCACTCAATCAAATCACCATCTATATCCAACATAGGTGTGGCCCATGTAGAAGCAAGATACGTGTATGATTCATGATTCGGCTTGCCATCTTTATAAATATTACCGCCAGTCCATTCACGATCACCGTCTAAATACGCATCAGCGTAATCTGGTTTACGATCACGTATAATCGTAGCGGCCTTGTCCCAATCAAACACCATAAGTTCTTTCCCACGATTCATTTCACCCATAGCAAAAGCCAATTCAGTATTCATGCAAATCCTCCCATTTTTCTATGTCTCGTCCTAAATTGCCACCGCTACCTGGGGGATTGCGATGTCAGTTATGTGTCCTCCTTTTATCCTGCTCATTTCTCAATCTGTTCAGCTTGCGAATCCTGTCACCCTGCTGGGCTTCAAAGGTGTCTGCGTCTACTTGCTTACGGTAGATCGCGTATCGCTTTTCCTTCTCTTCCGCGTGAATTACCAGCCACTCATGCCATGCGGTACACTCTGCGCGGCATCCAACGTATCGCCGGGGACAATCATTGCCGTCGTTGTAACAGGGAGGACGTGTCATCATGATCTCACGCTCATAACGCTTTCTTGATAGAACTCAACGCCCGGAATCTCCATCTGACCTTCCTTCCACCTGGCAAGGCTGTTCAGCGCGGTCATGTTGATGT